TTAAATTAATTTATCATATTACAGTTCAAAATCAGATCCTGAAGTAGAACTTGGTTCAAAACTATTAACAACAGCAGGTTCTTTTTTAATAAAAGGCCTAAAATGATTGCTATCAGTTTTATCAAAAACTGTAAGTTTAGAATCCTCTACATCAAGAGCTTCTAAAGGAATACCCATTCTAGTCCTTTTAGGTAAAAATAAATCATTATTTACATAACCTTCTCTATTTTCCCATTCTCTTGCTCCAAGACATGCGTTTATATATCCTGTATTAGAACAAATACCTGAAGCTTTACTCATAAACTCTTCTATAGTAGAAGCTTCAATAGAATCTAGTTCTTCTCTTTTATTAACAGTTTCTGATAAAAATATCATTGCTTTTAATACTTCATTATCACGAATAATCTCATTGCCATTAGGTAATGTAGTATCTTTAAATGGATAAGGAGAGAACCTTACTCTACCAACTTGACCTTCAAAGCGTGGTCCACTTGGATTATTAACATCTTTTAAAAAGCCATTAAAATCACCACCCATAGGCTCACTTTCTACATGAAGTGTAATGTTGTATGCATCCATATCATATGGAGTTTGATCAAATGTAATAGAATTGATCTTAATTTTTTGATTGCCTGTTCCAATTACTGGTTTAGCTTTGCCTGTTCCAGCAGACATGTCTTTAGTGTTTAACATAATTTAGTTTATTAATTAATTAATTATTTATTGTACTTATCAATACAATCTTTTACAAATTGAAGATCATTAGGAATAAATAAATCTTCAAACATACCCATTGGTGATTTACATGTGTTTTCTCCTGAGTTTTGAGTTTCAAAACCGTATTGAAGTACACCATCATCATCTTTATTTACTTTACCAAAAAGAACTATAGAAAATAAACCTTCTAGAGTAAGAGTGTTATCAATCATCTTACCTATTGTTTTTGCTTTAATCTTTCTATTACCATTTATATCAGTGGAATCTTCTGAGTGAGTCAAGAAAAATATATTTAAATCATCTCTTAGATCTTTAGGCAACTTAGCAACTTGAGCTAAGTTAGCTGCAATCTGAGTAAATTTATCATAACCTTTTTCATTGGCTCTATCAAAATATTCAAAAGAACTCATATATTGCCAGTCATCAATTACAATGTTTTTTATATGATCCATTTTGTCATTTACATGCCTCATTGCTTTAATGATACCAGGTGCAGTAGCTGTAGATGTCAAGTTTCCTTTTGGATTATCCTTAGATATCTGACTATACATGCCCTTCCAACCTTTAAACGGTAGAGGTTTGTTGGCTATATTTATAATAAAAGTCTCTTTTGGGTTTAATGTTCTGATTGAAGTAGACTTTCCTGTACCTGAATCAGCAATAACTAATACGCTGTTTGCCATGATTTATTTATTAAATTTATTGATTACTTTGGTTAGTGTGATTAATGTTTGATTGATCTCTTCAAGCTTATCTACAAGAACAGTGGTTGATCCTTCATCAGGATTCGGCAAATCAAATAACGTTTTACCTATATCTGCTACAAATTTAGGTTCTTCTATAATAGATTTTCCTCTAGAAGTTATATCATTAATAACCTTTAATTCATTTACAGGGACCATATGTCTTTGAAATCCAGAATTACTTGTGATTAATTCGTATTCAGATTTCCAGTGTGGATTATATTTAAGTAAATATAGAGTCCTCTTTGGATCTTCAGAATCATAATCAATACTTACAAATTCTGTATATACATCTATTTCTTTTTCAAGTTCACTTGGAAAGAAACTTATGTATAGTTCATCTTTACCAGATGGTCTGTATGCCATCTTAGGAATATATAATGCATTTATCTTACCTTCTGTTTGAAAGTAATCTTCATGCTGTTCTTTTAACTTTGCAACTTTAATTTTGCGTTCTGAGGGTGTTAATCCCATATTATTGTTATTTAGTTATAAATTCATTAATGTTACCTTCTATCCTGTTGTCCAGGTGTTTGCATTTCTTCTATTTTCATTTGTTCAAACTTAGCTTTAAAGAAACTCATTCTTGCATCACCATTTCTTGCTTTAAGAAAATGCAATACAAGTGTTCTATCATTTTCAATGATATATCTATCTGGACCATAGAACCTAATCTTTTGTTTAGCCGGTCTATTAATACCAATTAACATATCGGCATGTTGCAGCATAGCATCTGAACCAAAAATATCTGACTCAAGTATATAATTACCATATTTACCATCAATAGCTCTGTCAGGACTATCTATGTTTCTGTTTAACTGTGATAAAGCAATAAACAATACAGGGTAATCTCTTTTACATTGTGTAAAGAACTCACCTAATTCAAATAACATATCTAATGTATTATTTTGATAAGGAGCTCTTTTTACTAACATAGTATGATCAAGAGTTATCATAGTCTTTACACCTTTATGTAAATTCATATACTTATCTATTTGATCACGCATCTGATTAACAGTCATTGGTGTACTTATTATATCTACTGGATTTTTAACTCTTTCTTTTGCATACTGATGACATTTATTTAAAGTATCTGTAGTTAGTATACTACCCGCACTACATAATTCTTTATATGTTTTACCTGTAATAGAACTAAACTCTCTAATTGCAGAAGTTCTACCAACCATTTCAAATTGAAATTCTAATACTCTAAACTTATCATGAGGATTTAATGCAAAAGACTCTCTTATAATTTGATCTTTTATTAAAGTCTTACCTGAACCAGGTCTACCACCAATGACAGTAAGTGTATTCCACTCTAAACCATCAGTAGCTGCATCATTAAATTTAGGCCAAGGAGTATATATTGACTTCTCTTCACCAGTAGATCTAGCATACATATATTTCAGTGCATCATTGAAGGCTGTATATTGGCCCACCCATGCTGGTGTTGGTTTACTCATACTACGTTTTCTTTAAAATGTTCATCTTCTGTACTTACACCATCTATTATCATATCACAGTAATCAGCTAATGTAGAGTGCTTTACCCTGTGCTTATCTTGCTTACATATAAAGTACTGACTAGTTTGCATATACATATAATCTGCATCTCTATATTCATTAACATACATTCTAGTAGCTTGATGTACCTGATCCCATGTATAATCATAAGTTTCAAAAAACCATCTAAAGGCCTCTCCTAAAGCTTTAATGTTATTTCTTGCTGGTTTACCACTTGGTAATTTTTTAGCTGGAAATACTTCTCTATAGTTGCTTATCCTTTCAGCAAAATTTTTACCCATCAATTGAATATCAGTTTTTTTCTTTGCTTTTATAAAGTAACTATCAAGTCTAGCACATATTGCTTTTGATTGACTTGTCATTATATATTTTTTATCTTTTAATTCAAGAAATCCTTTATTAACTAAACTAACTTTATCCTTTTGATCTAGTAAAGGCAGAGATACTTTCTGCTTCATGCTAAATAATATTAAACTTTCATTAGGTGTTAGATTTGCTTTTATTATTTTCTGGAATAGATCCCACATAGTTTTTTAATTTTTTTAAAGTGCTGTTATAAGCTGATAAAATTAAAGCATCATTTGTAGAAAATGCATCTTTAATTGCTGTACATGAGTAAATGACTGACGCATGGTGTCTTTTTAAAAACTTACCTACGTCTACTTTGGTATGACCAGCGTTTACAGCTAAAAAACACATTACTTGAACGTATATAGCAAAACGTCTAGTTTTAAGTTTATAACTTAAATGTTCAATATTTATAAAATCTGGATTATTTTCATGTAATGCAGATAAAGCGGCATCATGAAAAGCTTTAATAGATATTATTGACTGATTTTTTAAAGGAGTATAAATATACAGTTTTACACCATATAAATTATAAAAAGTATCTTTAAAGTTTTTAATTGTCTTGTCTTTATCTGTTAATTTATTTTCTACCACCATTGTATTATTCTTTTAGATTGATCTACTAATATTTTATTTGCTTTATTAAAGACATCATTTGAATTCCATAAACCACCTCTATATGCTGCTGATGCTGGGTGTGCACATTTAAGAATTGTACAATTTGGTAATAATGTTTGCCATGACTCCGCTTTTTTACCCATAAGTATAAATATAGTATTAGGGTTATATTTATTTATGCTACTAAATATATACTCTGTAAACATTTTCCATATAGAGTAATGAGAACCAATTTTATTAATCTCACAGGTAAAAGCTGTATTAATTAATAAAACACCCTGGTTAGACCAACGTCTTAAATCATTATTATAACCTTCATGCTTACCATATAAACTTTTAAAAATATACTGCAATGACTTTTCTGTTTTACCTTTTTTACTACAGCTAAATGCAATTCCGTCAGCTACACCTAATTGTGGGTATGGATCTTGACCTACTATGACAACTTTAAGATCTTCATAAGGGCATTCATAAAAACCATTAAATATATCTTTAAACTTAGGTGTAAAGCGTTTACCTTCATTTACATTATTAACTAAAGTATTTATAATCTTATCAAAAGCTTCACTATTAATATAAGGTAAGAGTATGTTACTCCAACTACTATTTTTTATATTTTCATTTAAGTCAGACTTTAATAAATCTGTATCTATTTCAATTTTTTTCATTATATTAGCTTATATTTGTTTAATTAAAATTAATTATTATGGGCAAGGAAGAATTTGTAACTTATGATGAATGGGATTATAAAGATATAATAAAAGATATAGAGCTATCTACAGTATTTATTACGTCTTTACAAAACATAATTCAAGACATGATCTATTCTGAAAACAGAATAGAAACAGTTGGTGATACTTTTAAAAAGTTTGATAAAATAAAAGATAACCATAATAGTGGTGAGTCAGATGCAATGAAAGATATAGAATTAGATAATTGGGAAAAACAAATCTATACACTATTCTCAATATTGCAGGTTTTAAAGCATAAAGCTTATGAGCAAAAATTAAATAAGCCAACTAAAACAACTGCTACTATGAAAGATCTAAAAGAAATCAGCAAACTCATGATGGAAGGAAGTGATAAAGTTCAAGAAAAACTAGAGGAAATAGCAAGCAAAACAACTTTAGCGTAACTGCATACCATTAAAGTCACCTATTTCTATGCATGATTGTATGGCTAGATTTAACTCATCTTTATCACAGTCAGCAAATGATTTACAGTATTCTTGCTTATCTTTAACAAAGCATAAACCTGAAGATCTCTTAACTTGTATTTTAGCTTCTTCAAAAGTATAACCAATCTCTTGTGCTATTTCTCTAATCATTGCATGTAAGCGTGCTAATTGAGGATTACTACCCTTAATACCACTTACACCAATAAATATTTCTAATTTAGAATTATCTTGAAGCTGTTCAAAAAACTTTCTATACTTTGTCCCCATTGCCTTGATAGGAAAGTATAGTTTGCCATCTTTAACACTAGCTTTCACAAATAAATTATCCTTCATATAAAAAACAATATAAGTAAAATAATAAATACAGTTATAATACTATATATTAACATAAGCTTAGAGTCAGATATAGTTTCAAGATAGTTATCTTCAATAATAGGATTTGAAGCTTTGTTTTTTATAGATCCTTCTAAATTAATTAGAGATAAAGCTTTTATATCAGACAATCTAGCTATTGCATTATCAATATTACTTTTATTTTTACCTTTATGTTTTACATTAATATCCGATAAATAATTTACATCATTTAGATGTTCTATTGCTTTTTCAGCTGAAGCATGTATTAATATACTTTGGTTTTGTGTTTTCATTTTAATTATTTAGTGATTATCTAATACTATTTCCTCAAAATCTAAGTCAAGTATATGAGTTACATCTACAATAACACTATTACCTGATCTGTTTTTAAGAGGTGACCAAACATTTATTATTTCTATAGTTGGCCCATAACCTGGAGTACCAGG